CACCAGTTACAGGAGCCTTCTGGAACATAGGCAGTTGCTCCAGGTCATCTGCCACGCCAGACAGGTAGTTCTTGAGCCTGATATACTCATCCTCAGGCATCCCCTTAGTACCAAGGACTCGGTGCAGTTCCTGGCCTATCTCATCCATCTGGAGCATGGAAGGAGAGAGAGGGTCAGCAGCAGTAGCAGGGTCTATGCCAAGGTTAAGGAACATCTGGTCATAGACATCTCCTATGGCCTCCTTGGTGAAGCCTATCTGGTCAGCACTCTTGCCCAACTTGGTAGCAGCCTTATTGGCTCGCCTATAGACCCAGTTGACGAACTGCCGCTTTGGACGGATAGTCACCATAGCACCTGCACGAGTCAGAGCACGGCTAAGGTCGTCGCCAGTAGTCTGGAATAGATAGACTACGTGGGCAGGAGTCAGGCGGCCAGGCACGTCTGGGATAGGTAGAGGGTCATTGATGTCCACTCCGACAGAGCGCATCATGCCAAGTTTGAGTTCCTCCACCTGATTGACTAGTTCCTCGTCCCGAGCGTAGTAGGGCATCCAGGCTTCCTGCTGGCGCTTGTTCTCCAGCCAGTCCCACCACTTCTGAGTACGCTGACGGCGAGGAGTTGCATCTATAGCCTCATTGATTATCCTTCTATCCAGTTCACGAGTAGCTAGGCTATTAGTATGGCGGAGTCGGACAGCGTCAGTGAGAGCATCAAGATTAGTTATCTGCGCTTCGGTGAGAGGAGGCATAGACTTCTTTGGATAGGCAGAGTCAAAGAAGTTACGGTACTGCTCAGGCACAGAGGAAGGGTCAGATAGCCAGGAGGCGAAGGAGTCTGAGAAGCTCTCATGGACATTGGTAAACTCGTTGTAGGAGGACTCGTAGCCTTGCCTGGCTGCCAGGCGCTGTCGCTGCCGCTCAGTCAAGCCAGCACTAGGAGTTATTGACTTAGTCACATCATCAAACTGAATAAGTAGCTGGTTAGCCTCCTTGTACCTACTAGCCTCAAAGAGGGAGTCTATATGGTTATGCCCAAGTTCGTGGAAGAATGTTTCCTCATTCACATCAGCCAGAGTCCCAAAGCGGATACGTTTCTCGCTCGACTCATATACTGCATGGACTGCCTGCTCGCCTATATCAGGGAGCAGATGTATTGCTTTGATGTTGTACTTGAACTCTGCAGGTAGCTTCTCTAGCATGGCCTGAATCTTGGCAGAGTGAGGCTGAAGGGCAGCGTCAAGAGTTATCTGGCTCATGTCTACTCTACCAACTGACCTGGCCACGTCCTTGATATGAGCAGTAATTTTATCTATGCTGGACTGGCTAGAACCAATAAAGTCCGCCAGCACTTCTGATGATGCACGATAGAAGTCATCTGCTTCTGTTCCAGTTAGCTGTCTGGCCCGACTGCGAGTAATCTGTCTGACATCTGCAATCCTCTCTGCTATGCCATCAGTAAGGTCAGTCACAAAGCCCAGATTGCGGAGGAGTTCATCACTATTAGATGGTACTAGGTTGGCAAGGTCTGCTACCAGACCGTTGAGCACTTCAGTCTCGTGGACTAGGCTGGCTATGTTGAACTCACGAAGAGACTGCTTCAGTGCTGCTACAGTGCCATCTATATCAGTCCAGATAGTACCATCCATAATGCCATTGCGGATGGCCTGCTTCTGGATGGAGTAGACATCAGTAGCTCTATCTAGTATCTTGCTGATATGCCTGTAGGCTCGGCGCTTCTCCCACTCAGGCAGAGGCACTGCATGGGCACGGACTGCATTAGGGCCGACAACTGCATCGTTCTCAAGAGTGCGGACTATGTCTGCCAGGTCGCCTTTGGAGAAGGAGGCTAGACCAGCCAGTTCTCCATTATGCCGCTCGAAGATGTCGGCTATCTGCTGCATCTGCTCTGGAGCAATCTCAGACAGAATCTGTCTATTCTTGGTCAGGAGATAGTAGGCTCGCTGCTTGGTGCCTATATCTCCAAACATATCGTTCCAGTTCTGCCAACTGCGGATAGGATAGTCACGAGTGCCAATTCTTACCGCTACTCCCTCCTTACTAAACGTAGCAATCTTAACATCGACCTCTTTCTCTCCAACCCAATTCTTAACACCGCTAGGTAGCTCAACTTCCTTAGTGATGAAAGGAATCTTGCCCTTACTGAATACCATAGTCTTGTTAGTTTTGGGGTCAACTATGGCTATCTCTAGACGGCCTATCTCCTGTTGGGCAGTAATAAACTCATAGGGCAAGTTGGTCAGCCCATCTCCGAAGCGGACAAGTTCATCGACTGGACTGCTTGCTCGAGGATAGAGCATCTCGCCTCCACCCATGACACTCCTCATAGCAGTCTCTATCACGTTAAAGGGGCCATAGTTGGTGAAGAGCAGATACTGGTTAGCCATAGGAGCTACAAAGTTGCGCTCCAACTTTACCATGAAAGTAGAGCGAGTGACTCTGTCCACCAGTCTACCTGCTCGTTGAGCCCAGGCAGTAGCTCGGCCAGCCTTGAGAGCAAAGGCATATTCGGCACTCAGAGCCTTCCGAATCTCGCGGTCTTCGACTGAGCGCAGGACACCTGCGAGGACATCGCCAGCAGTTTCGCCTTTGAGTACATCAAGGGCAGAGCCGATGATTTGGTCACTCTGGTGAGAGAGGGCAGAGACCATCTTAGTTACATTGGCCTCAGTGTTCTCTACCCCAAGCTTACCAAGAATGCTAGTAGCTGCCTCCTTCGCTGCGAGAGGTTTGGAGGATAGGGCAGAGCGGTAGTAGTTGTCGAAGAAGAAGTTAACATCGTGCACCATCTGTTGAGTGACTTGAGCGCCCTCACCACCTACAACCTTAGCCCACTCTGTCAAGTTGGTCTCAGTAAGGAAGTCATGCTCAGTCAGGTATCTGCCTACTCGGACGGCAAGGTCACCTGTCTCTAGCGGTCTTTCTGTCGCCTGCTGAATGGCATTCTCGAATGCTTCTTTGATTTCTGGCAGTGATACTCTACTTAGGCTCTTACCAGTGTAGCGAGTGATGTAGGCCCGAGTGTCCATGAATGCCTGTCGCCCATAGCTTAATGCCCGCTGGACAGGAGTTTGAGGAATCTTCTTAATCATCTGCCTAAGGCCTTTGAATGGCAGGTCCCAGGCTTCATTCCAGCCCCGCTCAGTAGCACCTATATACTTGCCAATATAAGGCCACTTACCGCCTATCTTAGTCGCTATGTTCCAACCTATATAGGTCGTGGGGTCAAAGACAGTCTCGATGCCCATCTTGAGCCAGGTGTTAGTACCCCACTCCTCAAAGGCTTTAGAGTAGGCTTGCCAGGAGCCTTCCCCAAGCTCCCTATACTGCTGGTAGAGTTCTTCAAGCTCTGAAGTGTCAGAGTCCTTCCGCAGAAGCCGCTGATGAGTAATCGCCCAGGCAGCCAGAGGTCTGGGCAGGATGTTGAAATACTTTTCTAGCAACTCAAAGGTTGCCATCGCAGGCTGGATAGCCAGCATCTTAGTCCAGTCCCAGGCAGAGAGTTCTGGGTCAGTCGCGTTGACTATGCCTTCTCGCAGCATAGAGTAGAAGGCTGACTGTGCAATGTAGGCGTCCTTAAGCTCCTGGGCATCAGTGCTAAGTAGTTCCAGTTCCTTTTGAGTCTCCTCATCGAACTCCAACTCAGTCATGATACCACGCATATCGGCAGTAGTCATGCCAGTTGGGAGGGCAGGAGCTTGGGGGACTATGTACTTCAGGAGTTCATCAACAGTAAGTTGGTGCACTGCCTTAAGCTCTAGCTTTGGCTCCTCCATGACTGCCTTGAAGAGGTTAGCGCGGGCTTCTTCAGTAGTACCAGTGAACTCAGCAGGCAGGCGCGGGATAAGGGGGCTAACTCGGTCAAAGATGCTTTTGAGCCACTGTTCGTCGGCAGTGTCCATCTGCGGGAAGGTAGTGGAGTAGTAGGACTTAAAGGCATCATAGTTGCCTAGACCTTTAGTGGGGTCGGGCAGGACAGAGTAGAGTGAGTTAAGCACATAGAGCTTCCAGGCAGTACGATCAGCAGTAACGGTAGCAGTAACCAGCGCACTCTCCGCCTGAATCTTCAATGTCTGGCGCTCGATAGCAGTCAGGTCTCTGGATAGTAGAGGCTTGAAGGCAAATAGTTCGGATGCAAAGGTGGCAGCAGGATTAGCCGCTACACGCACAGCATTCTCGTACTCGACTTGGGCGGATCGAGTAGTCTTGGCCTGCTGGTATGCCTGCTGGCGAAGGGCCTTGAGCTCCTGAGTGTAGCCAGGATAGAGTTCAGGCGGCTCAGGAGGGCCAGGCAACACACTAGGAGGGGGCTGCTTAGGCTTCTCACCCTCGGCCAGGAGTGCGCTAGGATTTGGCGGACGTATCTGGTTGATAGGCACTAGATTGCCTCCTACTGGTACTGGTTAACATAACGCATTAGCTGAACTGTTACCACTACTGACCTTCCTCAGGTAGCATCCCAGAAGCAGCTAGTGCAGGCTGGCGAGGTAGAGCTTCAGGTCTATTGCCCATAGAGCGAGGAGTGGGTGCAGTCTGCTGTGGAGGCTGCAGTTGTGCCTCCGCTGCCTGCGCCGCAAGTTCATACAGTTGGGCTGCTTCAGAGTCTCCTTGCTTCTCCAGGTACGCCGCCTGCTTTCTGGCGTAGATAACATAGGCCACCAGTGCATTGACTGGATTAAGCTCTGCTTGGTCAGCACGGATTCTGGCCCGCTCAAGGAGTGGATTCTTAATATCTGGAAACAGTCTCTGGATTACGTAGGAGTAGCTCAGTTGGAACTCTGGGTCAAGCATTCTGGCTACAGTAGCCTTCTGGATGAGTTCACCAGGAATCTCAACATCATAGTCTGCAGTTACCTTCATCTCTCGAGTAAAGCCCCTTGGCATACTCCAGCCGTAAGGCTTAATACCTCGAGTGCGGATGTCTTCCAGCAGGTCATTGTCCTCATCCTCATACTTGTTGATGATGGCCTGGTGGAAGGGCCGCATAATCTGGTTGGCGGAGGCAGCTATCTGGGACATGACATAGGCAGTCAACTGGCCAGATACATTGCCGAACATGGCCCAACTGACTCCACCTCTCTGCATCATGGCCTCGAGGTCAAGTTGAGTCGAGCGCAACTCCAATGGGATAGGAGGCGCGCCTATGAAGTCAACTGAATCATCAGGCCCACCACGCCAGATAGCTCCTCGGCGGAAGACATCCTCAGGACGCACTATAGCCTTACCACTCCTACTGCGCTCAAAGATTCTAGGTTGGGCAGTATCGCGGAGGAGTTGGAGGGAGAATGACCACCACTTGTTCCAGGTGCGATAGATGTTCTCATTGGTGGCGACGATGGCTTGGCCTATCTCCTCCTTCCACCGCTCATTGACTGCTGTGCCACCTGCATTGAAGGTCTGGGAGGATAGTCGAGTGCCAGCAGAGAGGGCGCCCGTATCAGGTAGTCCCCCAACTGGAGCCACGTAGATAGGAATCTTCTTGAAGCGAGTGTAGTCATACTTGACCAGTCCATCTGCCCCATCGCCAAGGACTATGGAGTTGCAGACTCTAGGATAGAGGTCAGTCTCATAGTCCATCCACCAGTAGTCATAGCAGACCATAGAGGGAGAGTTGTAGGAAGGATACTTCCAGCCATTGCGCCTACACATTCTCTTGGCGGCAGGAGAGTCCATCTCATAGATGTGGGCAACTTCGCACAGGCCCATCTCCATATCCCACATGGGAAAGACCTGGGCAGGATTCCAAGGCTCAACATAGGTAGCAGTGCCATCATCACTGTTGATAGCAAACTCCGCGTACCAACCAGTGGCGAGTAGAAATGCTATAGTAGTGCGCTGGAGAGACTGGCGCGGGCCAGACTTCCTGAATCTAGTCTCGTTAGACTGCCAGAGTTGCTCTAG